CCGTAAATTGCATACCAAGCAAGAGCGTGCTCACGACCGAAGTCAAGAATACCGCCGTCACGAAGCTCAACTGGAAGTGAGATAGCGTGACCAAATGCGTTGTCTCCAATAAAGATTGCAGAGTAGCGGTCGTTAGATCCGTTACCTGTCTTTGTTGAAGGAGTTGTGTAACCTCCACCAGTTGGGTAAACGATAGAAGCTGGATCAACAGCTGTATCTGTGGTGTAGTTTGCACCAGCACCATTTGTTACCTTTTGGATTTGAGTTGTTTCGATGAATACTGTGTCATATAGACGACCGATTTCACCTAGCATGAAGTTACCTGGAGCTGCGTACTTTGTTACTTCGATAAACTCTGGGTTGTCACGAAGTTTACGGCTTTGGTGTGGATGCACGAATGCAACGTATGTCTCACCAAGACGAGGGATGTTCTTTGTAGCAAGTGTCTCTACTGCATCCTTAACTGTCTTAGGAGTTAGGTTGAATGCGCCGGTCATTGAAGCACGTGTTGTACCCTTTGTACCATCTGCATACCAGTTGTTAACTGCTGATAGGTTTGAACGATCCTCACCGTAGATGACTGAAGATGCAGCCATAAGTGTGTCACGAGCTTGGCCATCAAGGTAGAGAGCCATGTTACGTCCAAGAAGACGTGAAGCTGATGCCATAACGTCATCAAATGATGCGTTAAGAAGAAGTTCTGATACTGCGATTGCATAACCATGCTCTGCAACTGTGATTGAGAACTGTTGCGCTGTCAATGCATTTGTTGACATACGAACGCCTTCAACCAATGGAGCTGCGAAGCCAAGGTTGTTGTAACGCATAAAGTTGATTTGAAGACCTGGTGCTACTCCTAGTTCTGTCTTCTTAACAGCGAACTGTTCGAAGCGAAGAATAGGCATTGATTGGAAAAGAATTTCCTTAGACCAGATGGTCTGAATTGCTTGTGTAAGCTGGCTGTTAGAACCAGAATACGCTGTAGGTGCCGCGGCTAAATTGCCGGTACCTGTTACGGCTGATGCCATGTCGGTGTTACTCCTTATTCATATATGTTAGGTTGATTTTAAAAGGTAATTGCTTACCCGAAGAGTCCCTTGTTTTGATTGTTTGCTCCTGGGAACAAACGATCTCTGTGCTTTGCGTATTCAGTAACCGACATTGCGGCAATTTGATCCGCGGTGAACTGTTGTTGTCCCGAGTTGTTTTCCATTGTTGGGGGCAAAGTAGTACTTGTGCCCTTCATATCACGACGAGCATTTTGCATTGCTTGCTGCGCCGATTCCAGGATCTTAGACGAACGTTCTCTAAGTCCAGTAATACTATTTTCTATCTCGTCTACACTATTTCCTGAGATTAGATCTACAAGCTCAGGCATAATATTCTCTTGCTCTTCAGCAAGGCGACGATTACGGTAAGCGGTAAGTTCTGCATACTGACGCTCACGCTCTAGAAGTGCATCTTTACGAGCACCTTCTTGACGAATTTCTTCAAGCTGAGCTGCCCATTCTTGTTCCTTCTTTTCAAGAAGTGAACGAACATCCATTTCAGATTCAGCTAACTTACGTGCTGCTTCTTCTTTCTCTTTCGCAATTGCGGCGGCTTCTGCAAGCTGCGCTTCACGATCTTTCTTAAGTAGATTAATTTCTTCCTTGAGCGAATCAATCTGTGGGTACAGTTTTGATTTCTCTTGTTCCCGAACTCTTTTAAGATCTACTTCTGTGTATCCTGTTTTTGAATCTGTAACAGGAGATTCTACTGCTTGCTGTGCTGTTGATGCGGTGCCTGTAACTTCAGAAGCAAATGCTTCTTGAGCTAGTGCACTGTCAACAACGTTTGATGTTGTTTCTGACATGCTTATTCCTTTAGGTTAAGAGGTCGTTGTCCGATTTAATGCCACGATGACCTGCGGGTTTGTTTGGTACATAGCCTGACAAACTTTTTACAATTTGTCAGCCTAAATCACTGGTTTTGTTCAGAATTAGGTGTATCAGTTTGGGTGTTCGCACTCTGTCGAGGAGTTTGACTACCGTATGCTTTTACAACAATTTCTTGCTGAAGTTCTCCAATTGTTTCTTCTTCAAATGGAGTAATAATTCCTGGCTGTCCTAGTGGACCAGGGCCAGTTCCATCTCCAGGAGCTGCTCCAGGAGGAAGAGTTCCATCAGGCATCATACCAGTAAGTGATGTGATTGCTGAATTTATCTGTTGCTTAACAAGAGCGATAGCTCCATCGGCTTTTGCATCCTCAATGAGCTCTGCACGAATTTCTGCAAGTTTCTCATCTGGGAATTCTTCGCCAAGTTGACGAAGAGCACCTTCACGGCTTTCAAGCTGCATATTCATCTTCTGTTGGATTTCGTTGAGTACAATCAACTTATCTAATGGAAGTGGAGGTGGCATGTGAATAATTGACTCGTAAGTTATTGGATCTGCAAAATCAAGCTTTGTAAGTTGTCCTGGCTTGATTGGTCCGTTAACCGCTGGGTTATATGTAAATAGTTCTGGTTCTTTAAATGCAAGAGTTAGGAGCACTAGCTCGTTAATACGTTGTAGACCCTCTTCGTACTGTACAAGCTTCTGGTGGTAACGATTCATCAAAGGCTGGTACTGAATAGCAAGTGCTACACCTGAGGTGTTAGAAATAGGTTGTACCTGACCAAGTGCGGTCTCAGGAACACCCACCATTTCATGCATGGCTGTCTTAAGTACCTTAAGGTACTCCATAGCCCCTTGTAGACCTTGTCCGCCGCCTTCTAAATTAAATACTTGTGCATCTTTAGGTAAACCTGCCCAGACTTTCTTAGGGCCCTTCTCAAGGCTTGAGGCTTTAGCCCCAGTAATAACTGTTACCGGTGCGGCGTGGTAGTTGATGATGTCCGCAATATCTGTAGCAACTTCATTGTAATTGCGGTTAAGCGTAATAACGTCGTGGCAATCACTAAGACCCCAAGGAGATCCTGAAACACGGACGTTAGGAATATGAATGACTGGAACTACGCCAATTGGATTTGGACGAGAGTCAATAAGCTCGTCGTTAATGTATTCTTCGATACGATCATCAGTCAAGATTTCGGTGTAAGTGTATACCTGGCGTGTTCCCTCAACTGAAGTTCCCCAAAAGCGGTACTTAAGTTTAAAACGAATTAAACGAGAACGGTCATGCGGGTGAAACTCTGGAAATGCAAAAGAAGAGTTAAGGGGAAGGATACGTACACGTCCTGGATGAGGACGGCCGGTAGAGTCTTCATAGGCTTCTTCATAAGCAACTTTAACAAAGCAATCACCTGATACTCCGCCTTGCTGGCCCATTTCCCACAAAATACCGTGCTTGTCATTGTCAATTTCCCACACACGCTTTAATATATCTGGAACGATTGCCTCAGTTTGTTGTGGACTACGGAACATAACGCCACGGCTAAAAGTAAAGTTAATAATAAAATCTGTAAAAGCACGGTAATAGTTATATACCATCTGTGACTCGCCAATTTCACGGCGGTAAGACCAGTGGTGTCCTAGATACATTGCCCAGTTAAGTGAATAACGATTTAGGCGTGGACCGTGTACTTCAAATTCTTCATCAGCAAGTTCCACTAAACCTAGTGGTGAAATGGAGATGGTTAAGTCAGATGACGCCGCCCGATAACTGGGAGGTGAAAAATCCATACCACCGCTCATTGATTACATCCTGACTTCATAGTTGCCCCCAACTTAAACGACGAAACCTGATTGTTTCTTCTTTTTTTCTTCTAATGCTTTTTTACGTTTTTCTTTCTCAACTTCTTCTTGCTTAAAATCACGTAACTTCGGATCTACTTGTTTAATAGAATCTACAAAGCCCCCACCTTGTCTTGCGTATTCATTACCAAACCATTTAGCACCTGGAAAACTTAAACCGTTTGGTTTATGTGAAGGATACTTTGCTTTAGCTTGCGCTAACAACATGTTGTACAACTTCGGATTATTCGGTTGTGCCATGGTTTCCTCCTATATAAGTCTCCAGCTCCGGAGAAAGGGGTACAGAGCTGGAGACCAGTATAGTCTATCGTATGTTTTAGTCTAAGACTGAAGCTGGGTTCATACGTTCCTGGCGTGAGCCATTGCGTACAACCTCTTCGATAACAACGGTTGAGTGATCCCCAAAATTACCTTGAGCAAATTCGCCTAAGTATGTTGGAGCTTCGACCCATGCAGCTGATCCAACATGAGCACGCTCACGCATTGTCTCATCTGCATATTTTTCCATGACGTTCATGTTGTGGTTAGGACGTCCTTCTGGAGTGTCATAACCTTGATCCAAACCAAGTTGGAAGTCATTTGGTACATCTGTATCTGTTGCAATACCTTCTTCGAAACGAAGTGGGCCACGAAGGCCTGGTGTTGCAGGTGAAAACTTACGTTCGTAAGTTGCGCCGACTTTCTCAGGGAACTGAGGTGTTGGGGCGATATTTTCTACTGCCATTTTATATTCTCCTATAGGATTGGGATTGAGGTCCTCATGCATATTCTCGCTTCTATTTAGGCATTAGTCAGCCTAAAGAGGTACTTTTTAGAAGAAAGGACTTGCTGAAACTTCAATTGTTGGCATAACTAGTTCTTGAGTAAGAGAGCATGCTAATGCTAATGAGTCTACAAAGTCATCGTGGGCATGGACTTCATCTGGTGCAGCTACCAAAAAGTTAGGGCCTTTGTATTGAACTTCGGCATCCGTCATCTGTTGATAGAACTTTTTCCAAATACGTAGTCGACGAGTCTTAGCATGGGAAGGCCAAGAAACCATCTGACGTTGAATTAGCGCCTGAAGATGTTTCCAACGTTTTGATTGCTCTGTAGGGCTTGAGGTAACAGGAATTACTTCAGCACGAGGCATTAAGATCTTTAATCTTCCGGCCACCGCATCACCAACACCATTGGCGTCGATTCCTATTGCAAGCACATCATAGGATGATAAGAACTGTTGGATCTGGAAATATTGTTCTTCCCAATCGTCTCCCTGCATTTCAAGCCAATTTAATACTCTATGATCATAGTAGCCGTACTCATCGGGACGATCCCAATCTACCCACACAACTGTTACAACCGTTGAGTCCATCTTACGTGCTGGGTCAATTCCAACTACAACTGGAGAACGGTGCCAGGATTTAACAATCTCCTGCGATGTATCACCTAAATCGTCCATGATTGAGGTTGTAACGAACATACCTCTTTCAAGCAACCATTTACAATTGTATGAGAGCTGGAACTCATCAGAGTCCTCACTAATGCGAAGCATTTCTTTCTTAATAAACTTTTCATAGTTAGGGTTGACCTTTGACACATCTTTCCAGTCCCATTGAAAATGGTTCTGTTTTGCATTACGGCTAGTTTGTCTACGTTTGTTAAATTGAATAGATTTATAAAAGTTATTTTTGTGAGTTGTAGGGGTGCCTGTTTTAACCATAGTAGCGTTGTAGTAAGCTCCCATAGGAGAAATAGACTTAGCTACTACAAAGTCATCAGCTTCTTGGCACTCATCAATAATGATGAGATGGAAAGACTTAGATTCAATTTTAGCTCTAGGGTTAGCTGTCATCATCATAAGGCTACTGCCAGAGTTTTTAAGACGAATGTTTCTTACTACGCCAGGAGTTTTAGCTACCATATCGTCAATCTCAGGATCACCAAGAACATCTAAGGCTGATTCACTTGTTAGGCGAGATACTGTACGCCCGTATAGAGTTTCTACCTGTGATTGAACAGGTGCAAACATACCAACCATAATACCATCCCCAAACTTACCAAGAAGCTCTGGGTACATCTTAGCTAAGCGTGGAAGGATAACCATGAGGGTAGCTACTGTATTAGCAATAGTTTCAGACTTACCGCTCTGACGAGAAGCAAGGGCTGTTATTTCTTCACCATCATTAATAATAACCGATTCAATTAATCTACGAGATAAAGGTTGCTGATATGGGTGAAGTTCGTGTCCAACCAAAACTTTCATAAAATCCATGATCTTTTCTACCAAAACTTTTACAAACTCTTTAGAAAGCTCATCTAAGCCATCGTCTTCAACTTCTTCTTCTAAAACATTACCAAACTCGTCAAAGTCTTCAGGCTCTAGTTCGTCAAACTCAAGGATACTCACAGATTGTGTCTTTCACTTAAAGTATCTAAAATAGCGCTGAGAGATTCAGCACCTAAACGAGCTTCTTCTAAATTATCTTTATATTGTGTTTTTTGCCAAGCAGATAAGTTACGGCCAACGGAATACATAATTTGATCCGTCCAGTTAAGAAGTTCAGGTGTAGGAAGAGATTTCACCCTACGTTGAATTTTATTTAATTCTTTTATTGTTTTACTTTTTCTTTTAAAGATCTTCATAAGGAGCCCCAAATCTAATTACATCCCAATCAACTTCGTCTTGTTTCATACTACGACCATTAACAGCTATAGTTAATGCTTGACTTTCAGTATACCGTCTAACCCATTTACCTATAACAAGTGACTTTCTTGTTAAAGGCAATCTTATACACCAACCTTTACCAAAACGATAAGGTTCGTCAATTTCTTGAGTTTCTGCCCGTTCTATTACTACTGGAGGTTTTACTGGATAAGTCATCGGGTGCCAATAAAACTTCCCAACATCATGAGTCTTCGCCATTAATTTCGCCCGTTCCCTCACACCAGTGGTCTGGTACTTCATGTTCTAATACTATCACGGCACACTCTTTACAACGAAAAAGCTTAGGTGATTTAAAATCAGTTTGCGCTGTAGCGCCTCGTTCATGTTCTTCATCAAATGGAATATAATCTGTAATTATCTCTGGATCTATAAATAACTCTGCTGGAAATGGTCCTCTAGGTGCATGGGAACTAGATGGTACTGCATGACCTTGTTTTGTAATAATTCTTTGTACGATTCGCATTTTTACCCCTTTTTTAACATTCTGTGATCTATCTTACACTATATTTCCGTTTGGCGGTTGCACCAACCCTGTATTTACTGCTAGGATAGATATAGGGAAATAAACCTCCCTAACACTAACTACGTAACAAAAGGGTTGCAACTAGCTTGGCAGACAGACGCTGAGCTATTTTTTATCTAGTGACAGTAGGTAAAAGATTCGGGTTGGCCTTCTAGCCTAGGAGATAGTGTGATATTTGATGGAAAAAGAAAACTATTTGTAATAATAATGGCCTTCATATTGGTCTTAACAAATACGTTCACTCAAACAGCTCAGGCTGTTAAAGCGAAGGTGACTCCCATGTGCGTGAGTCCCATTATGAAATACTCTAATCTACAAAAGCTTACCAAAGAGCAGCTTTATGACCTTCTACGCCTAACTGGCTTTACAGGTAATGGTTTAAAAACTGCTTGGGCTGTTGCTATGAAAGAATCCCACGGAAATCCTAAAGCCCATAATGGCAATGCCAAAACTGGTGATAGTTCCTACGGTATCTTTCAGATCAATGTATATGGGCCTTTAAAAGCCCGTATAAGCCAGTATGGGCTTAGTTCAGTCGATGACCTATATGATCCCGTAACCAATGCTCGGATAGCCTTTAAAATGTCTTCTGAAGGCAAAAATTGGAAACCGTGGAGAGCTGAGAACCATCAGAAATATGGTGAAGTAGTTCAATATTGGTTAAAAGCAGTACCCTCGGTTTAAGACTTCTTGCCGGCCCTACGCTTGTTTTCTTTAGCGGTATTTTTACCATGAGAAAGCGGGCGTAGGTTTCCGGTTGAATCATCATCATGATTATTGTTCTTGTGATCTACATCCACATTGCGTGGTAACTTTTTACCAGTCTTTTTTTCATACTTAGCACGAGCAGCATTCTTAGAAGTAGTATGCCACTTACCTGATTTATCTTTGTAATGCTCAACAATGATTTTACGACCACCATTAGCTGCAGAACCTTTATATTCTTTACCGCCAGCCACTTCTTTTTTCTTAGTAGCCATTATTTTTTCTTTTTCTTTGCTACAGCCATATTATCTATTAGATTTGGATATGGACGACCTGCAGCTTTAGCCCGTGCTTTAGCAGCAGACTTTTTAGCTGGTGAAAGTTTTTTATCTTTTTTAGATGGATCGGGAGTATCCCAAACTTTTTTTGCCATTAGCAATCCCACTTTCGTAGAGCTAACGCTTTACGAGTTGGCTTACCATTTTTTTCCATAGCGCCAGGCATACCACCCATACGTGCACAAAAAGACTTACGACGTGCTGCTTTTTTAGGAGATTTTTTTGCCTCTTTTGCAGATACTGGTGGTTTAAGATTATGCCCCTGTGCTTTAGCAGATGCACGACCCTTAGCGTTTAATCCGCCTTCTGGGTTTTTTCCTTCTTTACGTTGCCATGCTGGTGATTTAGCCATTAGTTCCACTCCTCTGTGCATCCGCACTCTTTGTTAAATTTACCACATTGTATACAAGTCATACGCTCATTGGGTTTTAGACTTCCCGCAGATTCTAACCTATCCTCATGCGAGGCTACATCTTTGTGACTAGTTAAGTTTACACCATAGGACTCAGAAGCCTTAACTACATCAGGATGATTCCATGGGCGTGCAGATTTAGAAGTTCTATCTGATACAGATAGGCGAATACGGGGAGACCCGTTACCGCTTCTAGATCCATAGTAAAGTTCTTTAAGGCGTCCCATTAGTTACTCGATTCACCACTAGCACCACGACCATAGCGCTGGCGGGTGATAACGTGTGAGTCATCAGCTTGATCAGGCTTAAGGCCTGTTAGATACTCTGCAGCCTCTCGTGCATTGTGGCGTAGATTCTTAGGAACCTTAACCTCACGAGGTTTAGATAAAAAAACCTCTGCGCGAGTCATTACGAATCTTTTTCTTCTTTAAGGATTTTGTTAACAGGTTTTTCTCCTGGCTTTAAACCGACAGTAGTAGTGTCTATTACACGAGGTCCCTTTGAATCATCCAATCCAGGAACATTTTTTCTATTGCGAGCTTCTTGTGGACTAAACTCACGAATCTCTGCTGCTTCAGGAGGTTGTCCTACCTTACGAACAGCAACACGATTAGTTCCTGCAAGAGGAGCCGTAGGAGTTGCAGCAGTAGCACCACGAGCAATTTTAGGGGCTGCTTCAGTTTGAGCAGTAATTGCAGATGTAGTGCTAGCAATTTTTTGACGATTCTCACTAGAACCTGCTGCAATAGTTACGTTCTGACCATTAACAACAACATCGTTTGATTTATCATTCTTAATAGCACGTAAAGTCTGTTGTGGGCTTGAACCAGCATGAACCATGCCACGTAGAAGAGCAAACTCTCCAACAACTTTTTCAGGATTTCCACGTAAATTACGGTCAACAACTTTATACGCTGCTGCTAAACGTGACTTAGCTTCTAATGGACGTCCACCAAGATATTTAGCAAGATGATCATCGTCAGTTCCTAAGGTATGGTGAACACCTAAAGCGTGTGCAACAGTTGCTTTTTGAATAGCTTCATGGGAAAGAAATCCCGGAGTACTCATATAGCTTTCATCAAGATTATAAGCAGATGTGCGACCAAGACGCTTAGCGGTATCCATAACTTCTGGGGCTACAGTTGTCATTGTCTTACCTTCAGAAGCAAGAGCAGCAGAACGCTTTTCACGAATTGCGCCCAATACCATGGCACGTTCAGGTGTTTGACCACGAACGGGTCTAGCAGATCTTATGTTTGGATCAAATACTGTAGTAGTTACAGGAGTTCCGCGATTTTTGCGAAGACGCTTATTTTCTGCCTCTGCTTGCTTACGGTCTGTAGGTTGTGCCCCAAAGGTATCAATAGCTACTGGAGGAATTACATTCCCTGGCTTATTAACTTTTGGTTTTTCATATCCAGCTAGTTCACGAGGTGAACGAACAGGTATATGTCCTAATACCTTATCAGGACGGCCTGAAGGTACTTCACGCATTGTTGTACTTAAAATATCTGGTTCTTTTCCTGCAGTCATAGATGCACGAAGATCTTGTGCTGAGTCAGTTAACTTTTCTTCTACAATATTTGTATCTGGCTCAGTAATTGCTTTACTACCAGTTACTTTAGAAGGTTCTGTATAACGGCTTTTCTTATTTGCTTCTGAAAGAGTTTTTCCCGTAGCAGCAGATGATGCATCCGAATCTGGATGTTCTTTTTCAAAATCGCTTATAGTTTTATCGCTATGTACAGTACCGCCTCTACGAGCTTTAATTACGTCTACTTTTTTAAATATTGGACTCTTTGCAGGAGCTGTTGGAGTTGAAGCAATTGTTGAAGTTGATGTAGAAGAATTTATAGATGGTGTTGTTTTAGGTTCAAATTCAGAAATATCATATGGACTAACTGCTTTAGAAATTTGATTAGCTGGCAGAGATGCTTTGTATTCTTTTAAGTCGTAAGTAACACCATTTAATGAACGTAGTGAAGAGCCTTTTGCTTTTTCACCTGTGTTAAATGCAATTTCACCTGTTGAGTCTTTTTCTCCAGATTGGTTATTACGTGCTCTATCTGCTTCAGTGCGTGCATCAAGATCTTCATTTTGTCTTTGAACATCTGCTGCACGATACTTAGGATTTGATTTACGTGTAGGCATAACGCGACCTGAAGGAGTTGGTTTAACATCTTCTGTATCATATGCTTCACCGGTAGACTCATTAAGACGCATAGTAGTACTGCTAAGGTTAGCAATTTGGCGCTTGCGTGCATTTCTTCCATAATTTTTACGGTTAATACTTACATCTCTAGCCCGTAAATCTTCTCTAAAACCTTTAGCAACGTTTACAGCAGCCTGAGTAATATTTGTATCTTTACCATCACCATTTACATCTGTATCTTTTGAGGGAACGTTAACATCTACAGGAACAACAATGTCTGGATTACCAGGGGCACCTTTAAAACGATCTGGACGTGATCCAGTTCCAAGAATTTTTACAAATTTATCAAACTGACCAGCCATTACTTATTTCCGCCTTTACCTTCATTAATTCCCATATTAAGATTATTTGTTCTTGGTCGTTCTCTTTCTAAATTTGCTTTTTGTTCAGGAGTCCAAGTTTGGTTACTTGGTCGAGTAGAATCATCAACTTCACGCATTCCCATAGGAGCACGTTGAGTTTTATTTTTTTTCCCTAAAATATCGGTAGTAGTAATTTCTTTACGGCTAACTGTACCGTCTTTACCAAAACGAGCAACTGTTCCAGCATCTGGGTTATCTGTTGATGGGATTGGTGCAAATTTTGTATTTTCGTCTACTTGATTTGAACGGCTAGTTTCCCAAGCCTTAGCAGCTTTTTCTGCTTTACTAGGTGTTCCAGGAAGAATTCCCGATCTTGTAGAAATAATCCCGTTGTTAACTATTTGCTCTCTTAACTCTGGACGTAGATAGTCAGTAGCTTTACGCTTGCCAGAAATAACATCCGGGTGGTCTTCACCGTGTGTTTTATTAGCAAAATCAAAAACATTACCCATAACATGTGGGGCCATAAGATTTCCAACTAGGTCTGTTTTTAATTTTGAGGTATTTTTGTAATCTTCAAAGTCTTTGCGTGCTTCGTAATCTTTTTCACGATGGTAATCACGTTCTTGACGTTTTAGTTTAGTATCAAGGAATCTTCCTAAAATATTTCCTGCAGCACCCCTAAATACATTACCGCCGCCGTTACCGGCTTGAACAATGTTTTGTCCGCCTTTGCCAAAATTCATGTGATTTCCGATCTAGTATTTAGTTACAGACAAAAGTTTAGCAATTCCGCCCTGGTCTGTAAGTGCTTGAGCGTTTTGATTATAGTGGTGCATGCAAAAAGATAGCTCGCCATAAGGCAAAATAGATATGATCATTGCTCTAGCTGAGCAAGAATCACATTCCACCCGCTCCGTCGCCTGAATTTCCAGCTGCGTCTCCAGTTGCTCCGGCTCCGCTATCTGTGTCATCATTATCCGTTCCTTGATTTGATGGTGAGTCCATATTTGATCCGCCATAATTTCCTACACCGGTAAATCCTACACCATAAAGACTTCGATACCAGTCTAATGCTCCGTATAAGGGATATCCGCCACCTAAACGACCTACCACAGCCACATCTTTAGTTTTGCGATGTTTATGGTGTTGGTGTTTCTTTAAGTGGGTCATGGGATTATTGTCTCACTAAAGCAAAAAGCCGGGAGCGTGAACTCCCGGCTCTTTTTATTTGCTTTAAGCTTATGAAGCTGTTGCGTAAGGTGTGATTGTAATTGTAGCTGTTGTAGCGACTGAAGCTGTTCCAGCTGCTGTTGACTGAGTCTTGATTGTTCCAGCAACACCTGTAAGTCCAGCAACAGAAAGACCTGTTGTTGAAAGTGCTCCTGATGTTGTGGTTGTGAAAGAAACAGTGTTTGTAGCAGTTGCTGTAACTGTCCAAGTACCATTTAGTGCTGTATCTGGAGAAACAAGTGATGCAACTGTAATCTTTGTTCCAACTGGGTACTTAGCACCAGCACCTGATGAGGTGATTGTTGCTGCTGTACCTGTACGTGAAACTGCTGTGATTGTTGAAGCTGCGTTTGTAGCTGCTGTTGCAGTTGTAATATTAGCTGCTTCGTAGCCTGCATCCTTAAGAGTATCAAGAGCAACAGCTGTTGTATTTCCAATTACTGAAGGCACTACGATGTAAGGAGCGCCTGAAACAATTCCTGCACCATCAGCTGCTGAAAGCGCAGTTGTTGATTCAACTTTACCACGTTGTCCTGTAATAAGACCAGCGTTAGCTGCGTTAGTAACTTGGAATGAAACCTTAGTTGGATTTACAACAGTTGCAGATGAAAGATTGTACGCTGAAGCTGTAAGACCTGTAATGTTTACAGTCTCTCCACCATTGTAGTAATTTTGACATGTGTATGTAACTGTTGTTCCATCACCTGATACTGCGCTAACCATGTAGTTAGGAGCAGCTTCGATGAATGAAGGATAGTTAGCCCATTCTGCTTCTGCAATAGCATGGCTATCAGCAAGAGCACTTAGACGAGCACTTGGATAAACTGAGTATCCTGACCACTGCTTGTTTTCAGATGCATTAGCTGCAACCTTCTCAACTGCGGTTCCGTCTGTTCGTTCATCGTTTGGTTGCATAGGGAAATTTCCCCATACGAAATCTACTGCAACGTTGCCTGATGTATCAAGCAAATTGCCATTGTTATTTACGGCCATTATTTTACCTTTTTCTATATAGAGGGTTTATCGTCTCGGTGCACTTAGAGACAGGAATATAGTATTAAGGATTAGGCGATTTGTATGTGTGTAATAATCTTTCCACCAGAATAAATATCGTGCTTACAGGCAATCTCTACCGCTTTACGTAAGATTTTCTCTGCAGCTTCTGGGCTTTTAGCTTTAGAGTAGTCTAAAGCCTCAAGTGCTCCAAGAGCCACGTCTCCACCTGAACCTGCGTAATAAACGTTGCGGATTTCACGATCCCAAGAGTAGTCATTAAAAATTGGATAGAGAGTTCCTCTTATAGAGACAATCAGATTAGAGTCTTGCCATGCTGCATCGCCATCATCCTTTGCATCGTAGCCGGCTTCTTGAAACGCCTTACGCATGCTAGGAATAAACTTCTTAGTCATAAAAATATCTAAGTTTTCATTTGCACGAGGTTTTGGTGGCTTCCATCCAAATTGCGTAATGTTTCCACCACGGGATGCACCAGAGACAGCAATCAATACACCATTGTTATTTATAACTTTATTTGTAGCAAGTTCCATAAAACGACCAGCTTCATCAGATGCACGACTATCACATCCAATAACAGACCAGCCATCACCTTGTATAGCTACTAAAGTTGTCATCATACCCTCTCGTAGAGACTTAGTGTATTACAAGTATTCTTGAAAACCCATTTCGAATGTTTCTGAACGTGTTCGCGGCAATTGCCCAAAAGACGTAGTTAACCACGGTAGTCCGTTAAGAGCTTGCGTAACAAATTCATTTGTAGATGAACCGGATTTTAATTCTTGCCACATTTCTGGGATAACCATATCATACTGAATCCAACTATATCTTGGTCTACCACCGGCGCCGGGGTCTGTCATTACAATAACTAACGTTTCAGTAGCGGGGTTATAACAGCACTTTTGGGCTCTAGGCCTTAATGGGTCAGATTGAGGGGCGTATATCTCTTCATAACCTGGACCACATAATCTACTGGTCTCACGGTCATGTTTTAGGGCAGCAGCAACGGCAGCATAATTATCGGGGTCAACCATAGGCATAAACCTCTTAGCCCGATATCTATCTGACATTACTTACCTCCCCAGCCTCCACCACGAAATATAGCAGGGGTAGCGGACCAAATACGACTCATACTTTCTTGACAACAGATAGGTTGATGATCTTCACCAAAACCTCGTTCAACCTCTTGAGTTCCACCACACTTGTTACACTTGTAATCGTATCTTGGCATTAATCTGTACACTCCGGGCATTTAGTAGTTGGGTTACTGGTTTCAACAGGAACTTGATACATCACTCCACATCTATAGCAGAGCACATCTAATTTTAATTCTTCCATAATTTTCCAAACTTTCGGCGGGCAGTTACTGGTGTAACTACACGGTTGCTGGTCTTCCTGGATTCGAACCAGGGACATCAGAGTTAACAGCTCTGCGCTCTGCCGGCTGAGCTAAAGACCAAAGTGCCCTAGCTGGGTGAAACTATACTAGGGCTCTTTATAATTATAGCAGATTATTTATTTTTTAAAGAATCTTTATATTCCTCTGTAAGTTTATCAAGTTTCTCTCTGCTTGTAGGATAGTAATTCCCATTCTCAACACCAGAGAACTTTAGCCATTCCCCAGTCGAGTGGTAGCCCGCCAACTCTTCCCACATCTCTAGATCTACCTCTTCGTATCTATACCATGGCTGTACTGTTCCATAGAACTCTCTTGTACCAGCAGGCTTACCGGTCTTTCTAGTCTTTGTACTGGTCTTAGTTGTAAAGACAACCACTAGCATCTGCATACCACGATGGTAGCCAATCCATAGGGCTCTCCGCCTCTTGCCAGTTGATGGAGCAGGCATCTGTTCCCACCCATCACCAAAGTAATCAGAGGTATAGCCATCAGATGGATCATCAACCGGTTCATCACGAAATGCTGGATCCTTGAAACCATACATCTCAGCACCGAGATTGAGAATCTTATTTCTCTCATCTGGACCTATGTTGTGACCTATATGTTTTGCCATGATGTGATTGTACAGCCCCCCGTCAATTTTTACTCCAGTAAAACTATGATCATAGTTAGTTCAAGCCACTGCCTCAGTTATTGCAAGTGTGAGAAAAATCACACCCCCAACTTTTAGGCCACTGTCTTACCCACATATGACCTACTAGTTCGTATCGCCTCGTCTCGCTCTGGGTGCGAAGTTTTTTAAGGGTGGGGTGGTCGTTATGTATTAAAACAAGGTTGTATCCCATCAGGGGCAAAAAGGCAAAAGGACTCCTTCTCCTGCGCCCGCTCTCATCTACTAGGCTTCGGTCTAGTAGGTGGGGGCGGTGGCAGGAGATACTTGTCCACCGAGAAAGAGCCATGTCACTTACCAAGTTGACACAAGGCACACAGGACCGCATAGATGCGCTGTGTGCTCGTTTCAATGACAAGAAGGGCTGGCACATCTCCGAGATAGTAGCGGAGTATGTGTTAGACCCTTCTGTTACCCCTGAGCACCTACTTGTAGGTCTTAAGGGTAAGCAGAACATAGGCACCGCCTATGCTGCGTGGTATGTCCATAAGTCCAAGGTTGACGCCAAGGCTATGAACATCACCTTCATTGCTAACAACTATGCCTCTATTCAGGTCCAAAAGACCCCAGAGGCAATGCGTGCTGAACTAGCCCGTGTATATAGCCTTGCTACTGACGAAGCAAAGTCATTAGCAATGGCAGACGCATTGGCTGGCACAGCCATTGTTGCTCAACTCGAAGCACTTAGCGACCAGTTCGACAAGGTTGCTAAGACCATCATGGTTCCATCTGCTGCGTCTGACGCACTAGTGATGAGCCTGAAGGTAAAAATGGAGAAGTTGCTCTCTCAGTATGAGAGCAACAAGGTGAAGGAGAAGGAGAGTATTAACGCTTAGTTGATACTTCCTATAGTAGCAGGGGGCACTTATGTGCCTCCTGCCTCTATCTATGTCCATAGTTATACTGTGGATATAGATGGGGACTGCTATTGCCATGACACCTACTCAGCGAAGTAGCATTGTGGTATGTCATGCAGGAGGAGGAGTCTGAGTAGCCGCTATGTCCTGATAGGCCACTGGCCTCACAGCCGTAATGCTTACCTATCGGTAAGACCAGGTTGGGAGGCTAGTGGCTTATCTATTATCAGGTATATGGTGGAAGATACATAGGCAAGAGCATTGACTCGTAGCCTAGTTGGGTAAGCGCTTACTACAAGGGTGTCTATGTATCTCTCACTCTCTATCTGAGAGTGGAAAGGAGGAGGTGTTATGTTTACAGTATCTATAAAGATAGGATTTACCCGCAAAGAAAAAGAAATTACTGATGTTGCTTGCCATCACTGTGGCAAGACATACAGTATTTCCATTAAGAATATCAGAGCAACTAACTATTGCACTACCTGCAACTAATGGAGTGTATCAATTGCGGACAGCCTGTATCTCAGGCTAGATGGGATATAGGTAGGCACACCTGTCTATCTTGTGGCAGTTTACAGGCTAGACAGGCTATACAAGATGAGTTCCGTCTTATCCTTATGCCTAAGCAAGGCTTTACCTATGTTCTCTCTGATAGTGATGACCTTAAGAATGGTAAGAGTTCTGGTCGCCAGTAATCCCCAAAAAATTTTGCCCTTTTCCATAGGTTGTGGAAGGTACATAGGACAACAGACTGAGGCTCCCGGTAGCGTGTAGGTCTTTACTTTCCCTATGTATCTCTCACTCCTTATGGGAGTGGAAAGCAGGTAGAAATGACTGAAGAAGAACTAGATGAAACCCTCAAGTCACTACTGATGAAGGGTCTTATCTCTGTTTCATATAATGAAAACCTAGAGGCTATGTTCACACCTACGCCTAAAGGTATTGCTGTGGCTGAGGCATACAAGTGATTGCCTCAACTACTGTAACTACTATTAAGATAACTACCAAGTTGCCTTGTGGTCGTGTAGTTATCTTCTCCTCTACACATACTGCAAAGCGTGTAGTTACACAATTTGTCCCCGAAAAATTCCCCGAAAGTTTGGCAGTGGAATTGCTGAGAGAGGGGGAGATGTGTTCATTGTAGGTCTTATTATAGGTATGGCTGTTGTTGCATACCTAATCAACAAGCAGTATCAAATTGACCAAGAAGATACAGATTGGAGGCAATAATGCTAGAGCAAGAAAAACTGAATAACTTACTTGAGATATCAAATCAAGTAACAGCAATGCAAAAACAACTTGCTGCAATACAGGCTGAGTTACATATGCTCAGACTTATCTATGATTTATTGGAGACAAGTTGATGGCAAGTATCTCTATTATAGAATGCACACGCTGTCAATCCCCGCAGGTATTTAAGCCTAAACAATTAGACTCAGATATACCTGTGGCATTGCAGGTCACCATAAATGGTGGCTACATGATGTTCATAGACAACGTATACTCTATTGGTGCAGATGATCCTTTTAACTTTATGCTGTGCCACAAATGTGCCCATGAATTTACTAAATTTATGGGTATATCAGAACCAACAGTAACTCGTTGGCATCCCAAAACAGAAGAGGAGTATTGCTATGGCTGGGAAATCAAATAAACAAGACAATAAAGACCTGCGTGCTCATGGATACATGACACCGGGTGAGTTTGTAGACAAACTTGTGCCTGGACTGAAGGAGTATCTCAAGCACAACTGGGGGTGCAAGCCTGATGAGTTGTATCACCCTGAAGATTTATTTTCTAATGCAGAAATATATTTGGAGGTAGCACGCCACGTCATCTGTGACTTTGGCGTTGCACCTGCTGAGAAAGCCTAGCCCGTTCGCTAGGCAAGGGGCCGGAGTAGAGAGTGTGAGGGTACTCTCCTCCGGCCCTTTATCTTTCTATACGATGCAGTATGGGCAGGATGGTCCTGCTCATACTGGATTGTATAGACAATCCAAGGAACACTACCGGACAACAGATGATGCAAGGAAAAGCAGATGCTAAGGATTCGAACGGTATTCCTATGAGAATAGGTAACCCTAATAGATTACCGAACCCCTGAACTGGACCCTTCACACTCGATACAACTTCGTGGGTGTATCACTGTGATGGCTAATATCTAAACACCGAAAAAAATATGTAGTGCCAATTAAAAGACACAGAACATGTGGTCTATAAAACATGTAACCCCACGACATATTAATCTGTGCAGTGATACAGAATATGGTTGGTCTGACGAGACCTGAGGTAAAACACGGCCCGTAAGCAACGGGGTATACCTGCTTCCTCACCTGAGTATGTGAAGGCTAAACTGCTCAACACAAACAATCCGCCCGCATAGGTGGTAAAAGACACACGGTATAGGTTTGTTATACCAATTGGATCTGTGTTCTGTATTTATTTGGATTTAGACGAATACAGCGTGCAGCAAAAGTAACAGTCAGGACGGACTATAGGGTTGAGATGCTCCGTTGAGATCTAAATTCCTCCTATAGTAAGAGCAGAGTATGTAGGAAAAGACGCGACTGTGCCTACGTACAGAATGAAGCGACGCAATAAAGCCTGTGAGCTGAGTCCTCCGGTATTCAACAAATAATATCGTGTGTCTCTTACTGTCTATGAACATAGATAGTGGTAAGGATAATCATGACAACAATCAAACAAAATACAAAGATAGACAAATTACTTTTCTTACTTGAAGCCCAGTTGTTTCATGGGTTGACTCGTAAGGAAGCGTTAATGCTATGGAACGATGGCATTGATACGCTACACAGCATGGTAGAAAATATCTACCTTGACTAATCTATGCCGGAAGGATAGATAAATGGCAAAAAATAAATCAAGCGGTGGTCGTAATGATAACCGCCCAAATGGCAAGGCTTCAAAAAAGAATCCTGGCCCTGCTCAAACACCAAAGACTAACTTCGATCATATAAATGGTCGTAGTTCTGCAAACAATGCCAAGCGTGAAGCTTGGAAAGCTGCTGGCGGTCGTTGGAACCACAAATCAATTCCACATTGGAAGACCGGTAAGGTTTACCAAGCATCTAACATCGCACCTGCGTTTGATCCAAGTAAGTTAGAAGAATTAACTAATGCGTAGGAAAAAGATAGTTAAAGTTCTTGAGCGTGCAATCATTGAGGCTCAAGAAGAACTGCATTTCGAAGAGCAACAAAATGCTCGTGCATATAACAGTGGCCTCATGGATGGTGTAGGACTAGCATTACAAATGTTAAAGCCAACTTCATCTGTGATATCTCTCACATCATCATGGTGGGAGGAGCCAACACAAACACTCGAACGCACACGGGAGCGTGTCATCGAGTTCCAGTATGTTGACATGGAAGATCCAGAACCTGTAGTCTCCAGCTCAATGTTATTTGAGACAGCGGAGGCAACATGAGTTATTTATCTCATTATTCGTATGCTGATTGGCAGTCGTATTTAGCAGATGGTCGTAAAAAATATGAAAGACCATTATATGCTGCTCGTAGTTGGCGTATTGAATACGTCAACAAATTTAATAAACAATCAGATATACAAATAACAAATAAATGGGTGAATAATCATCCAATTATTACAATTCATCCTGATAATACTAGAACATTATCAGTTCCACAAAATCTTGGAAATGGATGGGGTGGCACATGGAATCCATTAACTAGCACAAATGTTAAATTAACAATATGGAAATTTACAGGCGTTGATATTAAACAACGTAACTATAAACATTACATATATGAAAAAAATGCAAAGTTAACACCATCAAAAATACAAGGTTGCCGTATGTGTTCACAGACTGGCCTGGTAGATGGTTGGTGTAATGCAAAGTCATGTTGGGGTATAAACACACAAATCAGTGGTTGTTCTATACACCCTGATATAACAATATCAGAGGTAGAACAACAACGTGGCAGACATGTTATAGCATGTGAACATGGAAGTATGCATTCTCATAATGTAAAACGTAGTCAACAATGTTATTCATGCAATGGTACAAAAAAACGTGACTACGGAAACAAACGAGTTTCTGTGCCTTGGGATGGTTCCCCAATTAAGGTGCAGGATGGCAACATAGTAAGAAAACCACTAACCGATCTAGAAAGGATGGTAGCCGCGTATGCTGGACCTACATCTTAAATATGATCCAAACATCTCAGTAGCATCACACACAACTTCAGGAACAACCGAACCTGTAGTCGCTGCTGAGTTACTCAAAGGTGGACATCTACCGGAGAATTTAATAGTAATCTCCGAGATATCCACTAACTTCAGAGATGCAGTCATTAACAGACTAGTAAAAACTAGTAACGGCGACGATGCAGAGCGAGTAGTGCAACTACTTTCTGCAGCAATCTCTTCTACTCCTGATGAAATGGTTAACACCATTAAAACATACAGCGAGTACCTTGCTCCGCTTTCATTTGCATGGGGCGAAACTGTTCTGGCTACACGTACAGTGTTACGTAATAAACCAGGCAACTCTGGGAACTTCTTAGCAACCATTGCTGATGCGTTGAATAAGAAGATGAACAGTGAAATGTTCAAGTCCCTCATAATGAACAGCACAGCCAGTGCTGAACAGGTAGTAGAGCTTGAAAAAGCTCAAGGCAAATACTAACCAACACAAACAAAACACACCCCGAGAAAGGGTAGCCAATGTCCGAAGAGGATGAGTTGGACAATTATAACGCACCGCAAAATGGCTCAGTGCACGATATAAATGCATGCGGCAATTGTGGTCGTCGTATCCAAGCACATCAAAAGTACTTGGAGATTTACAACACACGGCGTAAAAACTACGAGCATTACCACGAGTCATATCTTGGTTGTTACGAGTCTACACGTGAAAGCGGTCGTAGAGTAATAATAGACCGTTGGCAAAGAAGTATCAATTTTGATACTTACGAACTTGATGGTCAAGTTCGTATCTCAACCGGATGGCAACTATAGGCTAACGACTGAGGTGGGAGTTTTGTAAACGAAAACCTCACTCCGTTAGTTAGTTAATACATCCAATGTTTGGTTGGCCAAGCTTACCTCAACCATACTTGACCAATTCTAGACCCGAATAATTTATAGGCTCACGCATTAGTAGTACCAAGTAATTAATGTATGCGAGATGAGAAGATAAAGTGCGATGCAGTCCAGTCCCTGGAAGCAACGGGAGTAGGCCAACCAAACAGTTAGAGAAAGGAAACATATGTGTCACGAGTGTGATGATGAAGGAATTGAACCTCAAGAGTTTACTCTTGACATGATTCCAGAAGAAGAAAGAGAAGAATTCTTGGACTTTGCAGTTGATAAGTTCAGGAAAGTCATGGACAAAGCAATTAAACATGACGTCTTGTTTGAACTAATAACAGAATGGCCTGCACAAAAACAGTCCATGTTCACTCTCGCCACCGTTTTAGAAGAAAGAATTCTAGGTGACGATTAAACCAAACAAAGAGAAAGGTAACAAATGGACATAGCAATGTTCACTGAGTCGTACAGTGAGAATCTTGAAGGCAAACGTCGTCAAGTTCTCATTACACCACATAATGATAATGTGCGTGTGTACTCAAGGTTAACTGATGGAACGAAAGGTCCTCACAACAAATGGGAGGAAACTACGTTAGATGAGTTGACAACTGAGGTCCAAGACGAAGAGATATTGACACGAACTCCTGTGGGTGTGTATGTCACACCACCAGATCAACGTGCAATGACTTCTAAAGGATACTCTCCAGTGTTGGGCACCAAGGCATGCGATAAGCATTCTAAGGCTGAACCAACAACAGATACCACACCATTAGTAGAAGTTTTATGTAACTTCTACGAAAAAATCAGTATAGGAGATGATTCATTGGAAACATACGTAACAGATAATCGTGCTTCAACAAGCACAACAGTTCCGTTGGTAATTACTGTTCCAACACAAACAAACGAAGACGCTGCGCCTGTTCAACAGTCCGCATCTCCATCGTTTGCTGTGTCATTGGCAACCGTTCCTCCAATTGAATTAGCTGAACGGTATGTGCATCGTAAAGTTTACGGAGTCTCAGACTTTGTAACGTTTGATGAAGCACGTGCTGATCACATCAATGTTCTTATCTATGGCCCAACAGGTCCTGGTAAGACTACAGCTGTTGAAGCGTGGGCCGCAGAACGTGGTCTTCGTATGGCAACAGTATCTGGTAACGCATCTATGGAATCTCGCCAATTATTTGGTGGCTTTATTCCTGATGGTATTGGTGGCTATGGGTGGATTGATGGCCCAGTCACTGATGTAGTTCGCAATGGTGGTGTGCTTTTACTGGACGAGATGAACTTCATCAGTCCTAAAATCTACACAACACTATATCCACTCACCGATGGTCGTCGTAGTATTACACTGCTCGACCACATGGGTGAAACAATCGTGGCCCACAAAGATCTTACAATCTTTGCAACCATGAATCCCGATTATATCGGTACTACTCCACTCAACTTTGCTATGCGTAATCGTTTTGACATTCAATTGTCATGGGATTATGACGATGCAGTTGAGTCCAAGTTGGTTTCTTCTAAATCATTGCTATTGCTAGTCAAGCAATTGCGTTCTGAAGCAGCCAAAGGTCAATATGAAACACCAATCTCAACTAATATGCTCATGGAAATAGAAAAGTTCATTAATAATAAGAACTTTGGTTATGAGTTTGCAGTTGAGAACTTCATTGCTCACTTCTCAGCAGATGAGCAAGCATCTGTGCGTCTGGTATTCCAGACACACGAACACAACATCAAGACTGACTTCGGTATTGAAGTACCAGTTGAGCTAGAGAAGGAAGTAGATGTTGACATTGATACTCAGTTAGCACAATGGGTATCAGCACAATCCACCACAGTCTAGGGAGGTTACATGTTTCAAGAAGACCTAAATGAACAGTGGTATATGAAAGAGAAAGATGAGGAAACACAGATTCGTTCTGTGAGACTTAATGCTCTCTGTCGTGTGTATGAGCAAGCTGACCGTGTTCTCTCCGGAGATCCGGTTACTATTAATGTAGTAGATGATGGTCCAGCACCTGCGTGGTCTGACGGTCAGTCTATTACCTTTAATGCTAATGAGATTGAGGATATGGATCTTGAGACACTAACTCAAGTAAACGGCCTTAACTATCATGAGCTAGCCCATCACCTGTATACGCCTCGCAAAGGCACAACGTTCATAAAATGGGTAATGGAAAATGATTACATAGAGTCTGCCAATATGTTAGAAGACCAACGTATTGAGACTCTTTTAATTGCTCGTTATCCATCTATTACACCGTATCTAACAGCCACAATTGCTAGGTGGTTGTCAAGCACACCCGATGAGGCTATAGGTAACTATATGCTGGTGCGTGGGCGTAGATACTTACCAATTGAAATCAGGCAAGCATTCCGAGATATGTTTGCTAAGCCTGAACTTGTGCCAGTCATTGCAGATATTGTAGATCAATATCGTTTACTGGCATTCCCACGTGACTATGCCAAAGGTCAAGAGTTAATCAAACGTTGGAACGATGAGGTATTGCAGAAGCTAGACTTTCCTAAAATGCCTAAAGGTCCTAACGGTTGTACTTCACGTGACCCAATAGGTAAAGGTCGTCCTGAACCTGGTAAAGCACAAGAGAAAGATGCACAACGTGCTACCGGTATGGGTAATGCTGAGTCTACAAATATGCAGACTAAACCTAATCCAACTACCAACACAAACAAACCACCGCAACCACAGACTGCTGAAGAAGCTCTAGCAATTAGAGAGCAAGCACAGCAATCAATACAAGGACAAGAACCTGGTGGATTAAAACCTGGTACAGGTCATATAGAAAGCGTTGGTGGAATACCTAACAATATACAAGAACTGCTTGAGGATACCATCCAGTTAGTGTTAGAACGTAAAGACGTTCAACAGGATGTTAAGACGAAGCAAAAAGTAATTGTAGGTGGTGATGGTAAACACGATGATGTTTTACGGAAAGGTAAGTTTGACATAACTACCGTTCCTACAGCATCTATGGTTCTATATCGTAAGTTTGCACGTGAACTACAACGTTTACGTGATGACTGTGAACCTATGTGGCATCGTGAAGAAGCCAGCGGTAAACTTAATGTTCAACGTGCAATCAGAGGCTGTGAAGTTGATGAAGCCTTTGATCGTTGGGATGAAGGTAGCGATGGTGCTGATGTAGAAGCCGTAATCATGGTTGATAGATCAGGTTCTATGTCCGGTAATCGTAACGATATGCATGCATCTATTGCATGTTGGACTATCAAACGTGCTCTAGAACAAATTGGGGCACCGGTTACAGTATATGCATTCGATGATAAAGCTGAAGTAGCTTATGGTCGTAATGAACTAGCAAGTAAAACACAATACAAGTTCATATATGGTAGTGGTGGAACTAATCCGTACTCAACACTACTTGCTGCTGAACAACTTCTAATGTCTTCTCGTAAGAAAAATAAAATGTTGTTCATGATTACCGATGGTGCGTTTGATGCTAGAAAAAATGATGAAATAATTCAACGCATCTCAAAACGAGGTATCCTAACAGTCATGACCTTAATCATGGATGATAGAGATATGGCGTATTACACAGAACGTGGTGAAGAAGAAAAGTCTTGGCGACATGAAGCGGAAGTTTATGGCCGTATTAAAACAGCCAAAGACTTACTGCCATTCGCTAAGTCTGTAGTAACAGGTGCAATCAAAAAGCGTGGACGCTAGTCCAACACAAACAAAGGAGAATAAAATGCACGTTATATTCGACAGTCTCACTGAGACTTTGATAGGTCCATTCAATGACTACGAGAGCGCTCAAATGTGGCTCTTGTACGCATCAGATGAGATAACAGATGGTGGAGCTAACCTTACTATCGAATCTATATCTGAGCCAGAAGAATGGGCACAAGATAACCAAATCACAATGGCATCTTTTGCATGAGTGAAGAAGTTATTGATATAACCGCTTGGCGTAATCAAATTAAACTCCGTAAGCTTTTAGAAGAACATGAGGCTGAGGATCTTATCCCTATGTTGTTAGGAGACTAAATGGAAATACATGCACTTATATCTTGCTACAACTGCAAAGATATATTGTCAGATGATGGGTATGAAATAACTTACCCAGATGGATGTATCTATACAGTGTGCAAAACATGTTCTGAGGTAAAACTATGGTAAATACATTTCTACCGTGGCCAGATGAACAAAAGACAGCTAAATCCTTAGACAACAAGAGACTAGGTAAGCAACGTGTTGAAGCATTGCAAATACTTAGGGCCAACTTGGGTTTAACTAAAGGATGGCGTAACCACCCAGCAGCAGTTATGTGGCGTGGGCACGAAGGTGCACTTGCTCAATATATCTGTGCAATGTGTGACGAATGGGAAAATCGTGGGTACACAGACAATGTGCGTGCCCAAGTACTAGAGTTATGGAAAGCTAATACTTTCCCCAACTCTTCATTTAATCAACCATGGTGGTGGGGTAAACGCCAGTTCCATCGCTCACACAAATCTAATCTAAAGCGCAAAGATCCTGATTACTACAGTTTCAATGTGCCAGACGATCTGCCATACCGATGGCCTACGCCAGACGGTACTTTCCGTACAACAGAGAAAAAGGAGAAAAAGAATGATAGTGACACGCAAACAAGCCTGTGAGTTCATCACAGAGTCACTTAACAATGACATAGAGTTAACTGGTGAGAAACTGGAAGCAGTTATCTTAGCAGTTAACTCAGACCTACAAGTGCGTGACTGGCTTATGGGTCTACCTAACCGGTGGTCTATAGATGAGGGTATCAAGTTCATGCAGTATATGTGTGTGCATGCTCCCACTGAAGACTTGGTGCCATTTGTAACGTTGCAAGCTCTTTACTACTATGAGCTAGGCGATACAGAGAAAACAACCAGCTTATTAAACTATGCACTAAGACTTAATAAAAACTATGAATTAGCAAAGTTGTTATTAAGAGTGTTTAATGCGGGTTGGCCTGCAGACCAATTTGCAACCATGCGTAACGAACTCGATCCTCAGATTCTTGAGAATTGTTACGGACCAGAAGGAGCAACAACTATCAAAGAAAATGGAGAGCTACAGTATGTTAAAGTATAAAGTAACAATACACGATCATATAATCTATGACTATATAGTTGAAGCAGACAGTATGCAAGAAGCTATCAACAGGGCAGAAGACACCATCACTAATGATGAGTCTCACCTATGGTTAAAAGATGAACAGGCTGGTTGGACAGAGATTGGATCCGTGTACAACGAAGACGGAGAAGAGATTTGACCCAACACAAACAATCCCGCTAGAATGTAATATAACGAAAGGGGATAAATGGAGTACGACCTACGTGTTACGTTCAGAGTCAAACTCAAAAAATGGAGAATAGACGACCAAAGTGATCCAGCTAATAGGGAATGGAGCTTAAAAGTCTATGATAGAAATCTAGGTGAGTGGACTCACATCAATTATCTTAATAGACCTGGTGAGGAAGCTTATCTAGAATCAGTTGAAGAAATATAAAACCCCGGGGCGCAATATCCCGGGGTTTTGAGGGTGTGAACTCTGTTCTTTGAGAGCTAACACTCATAAGTCTACACTAAGAAAGGGGAAACAATGTAATGCTGTTCGCATCATTTCCAATAAAAACTAAAGAAATAAGAAAATTGGTAGATGCTTTAGAGATAGCTGGCTTAGAAGTCAGTATTACCTCAGGTAAACACCATATAAAGGTAGTAAACCCAGAGACAAGAAAGGTGGTCTTCTTTGGACCTCAATCTTTGGGAGATCGTAGAGCTGGCAGAAACATACTGCGAGATCTTAAAAAGGTTGGATTCAACAAAGACATAAAACTATAAGGAGAAATAAATGGCTAAAATAACAAAAACACTAAATGCAGCACTAACCAAGAACACAGCAGTACCAAAAGGCGGAGCATGGCTCTTGACTATCACTGAAGGTGTTAGCGGAGCTATATCCGAAGGTCCAGGCGTGCACTCTGCATGGGCTAATCCATCAGCAGCTAAACGCTATCTAAAAGACTACGTAATCAATAACACTCCACGTAAGTCAATTAAAATGGTAATTGGAGCAACAAATGATGCAGGAAAACCTACACATCTATCAGGTGAGTTAAGTTGGAAGGCGGATGCTTAATGGATATGGAAACAGTACTACCGTTTAAAACCGTAAATGATGTAGTCAAAGAAATAAAAGAAACCACAGAACTATCGTTATTAGAAACAAAACAATGTGGCTGTAATAACTGCAACTGTGAAGGAGAAATATAAATGCCAAAGTTCAGAGTAATGTTTAGTGTGCAAAAAACTGGCACATTAATATTTGACGCTGATACAGCAGAAGATGCCAAGGATATATATGAACAGCTTCTAGCTGGTGATACATATCCAGACGAGTTGGAGAGCCATGAAGATATAGAAGACTCTGACACTCAATACTTTGAGTTAACCGATAACTCAGGTCGTGTGTTAGCTAGTTAATTAGGACAAGCAAAAGGCCCCTGACTCTTAATTGAGTCGGGGGCCAAATGTTTGTGTTGGCGTTTTTTTTACGCCTCGTTTACAGGCTCGTCATCTACAAGGTCTGCTTCAAGGTCTTCTAGATCTTCTTCATCAAGGTCTAGTTCATCAAAACCATCTTCAAAGTCTTCTTCAAAGTCTTCGTCAAATAGGTCTGGGTTTAGATCGTCTGACATGTTTTCTCCTTAGGCGTTATTAGTGCATGTGCATGTTTGGCAGTGTTGGCGGTTCCACGCTCTCTGCGTGTTTACAGAGAATGATACAGCCTCTAAGTGTTCTGGATTAACACAAAGTTTTACACTACATAGGTGGTCTATAACCGACCCTTTTGGTATTTCTCCTTTAGATAACTCATAAATAACTCTATGGGCTACCGTTGCCTTACCCTTCCATTTTACAGTTCCATATCCTGAAGGATGAATTGCACCCGACCAAATATGGCACCCCTTTGCATTAACTGTATGCCTTGTAAGAGGATCCATAGGTACTGGACCCGGAGGCATACCATTGGTTAGACAATTTTTGCATTTAGACCGACGACCGTCTTTAACACGAAAGTCGGTATAATAATCTTCTAATGGTTTATCTACTTTGCAACTACGGCAAAGACGGGTTGTGGTTAATGTTTTCATACCCATACTTTACCATAGTTTCACAAAGATTAGTTACCATCTAGTTAGATGCGATAGTCTCCCCTGGTTTTAAATCTTTAATCATTTTTACCTCACAAGCGTCTGTGCTGCAAAAGGCTTCACCTACAGCATCAAATGCCATACCCTCATATACACCTGTTAAGTCAATTGGAAACAGGGTCATTCGGGATTCTTCGTATTCCTCAGCAGTACTATGTGTGTACGGCATTTGGGGATAAAGCGTATCATCCATGGCAAGAAATGACACAGTCTTTAATTGACCATCGTACATGTGTAGTACGGTGCCAATAGCTTCGGCTTCTTTCTTTGGATCAAACGATACCGTTACAGATACAGAGTTATCTGACCAGTAACGTTGAGCAGTAGCAGCAAGTGCCATCTTCTCATAGATAGATACATCCTTTTCAGAACGCATTGCCTCTGATTTAATTGGGAAGTACACAACCGAGGTATTATCTGGGTCAGTACTTGATGGTTCAATGCGATAATTAGCCAACTTAAATAGTGGCAGCATAGGGTCATTGTTTGCAAATCTAATAGTTCTTAGGAAGTATTTACCTCCTGGAGTCCAGTGAACACCTGGGGATTCACCGGCAAGAATAGATACAGTTCCAGATGGCTTTACGGTTGTCATCTTGATTGACTCACGAATACCTAGCCATTCAGAATAACTCTTGTCATAGTTAGTTACTACTTCATATCCTTCATCCATCCATGTGCGAAGAAGAGGGAGACCCTTTGTATCGGCAAAATTTGCGATACCGGAGATAGACGTACCAATGCGTCGATTACGTTGCATGATAGCGTTGGTCTCCTCCCAGTGAGTTGGAATCAAAGTTACCGTTTTAGCATAAAGGTATGCAAATTTTAGGGTGCGTTTGAAATCATCTAGATTGTCATGACGATTGATGTATGTTTCAACCAAAGTACAGCATTCCATTGACTCCAAGGACTGTTCAGCGCAAGGGTTGTACCCAGCGGCTCTCCAGTCTTTATTGTTCTCAGGATCTGATAGACGACCGTACTTACGGGTTACGTCCATCCAAATAACGCCAGGCTCACCGTTACGGGCGATACCCTCAATGATGGGAGTTAAGTCTTGACCTACTGATACCTCAACAGAGTTGTTGGACATCCAACCCCAACCAGGAGCTGCAGGATCATAAGAGTTACGTTCTGGGAATGCTTCTGAATTCTTTAAGTTCAGAAAGTCTTGATCATCAATACGACCAATTAGTAGCTCAGCTGAACGTCGAACATTTCCGGATACTACACATACGCCAATTAAGTTACCAAGGTCTGCGATGTCACGGCGGGTAAGTTTTTCCCCTGCACGATTTCCAAAGATCTTAGTTATGTAGTCATGCAGTTTAATTAACGGTTCTGCTCCGGCTGCGGTTCCACCAAAGGTTTTAATCGGAGTTCCGGCTGGTCTAATTTGTGAGTAGTCAAATATAGGGCACTTCGTATCTGGTTTAAGGTAGCTATTGATGAGGGCTTCAGTGCTTTCGACCCAGCCTTCTCTGGTATCTGGGATGACATAGGTTTCTCCTTCTTGATAAGGGTAAATAGTAAAATCTTTGTCTGCTCCCTTATCATCAAAGCCAACGCCAACTCCCAGCATAGATGCCTCCATAAGGAAGGCAAATGGTTTAGCCGGGTCAATCTTGGTCATAGCGTTTGTAGATACGAAAGAGCAGTTCTGCAATGCTGCGGAGTTCTTTTGAACATTAACAAGTGGTGTACCCATCATCCAAAGCCCACGGCCTGGTGGAGTCCACTTTAGGTTGAATAGGCGGTCAAAGCCTTCCTTTGCTGAAGAAGCAGCTTTAGAGTCTGACCATGGGAGACGTTGGGTTTTAGCATGGTCTTTCTGTAGAGAGTACATGCCATTGATGACACGCTCACATACATCCACCCAAGTCTCTTTAGTGCCATCCTCTTTAAGACGAGAGTATGTACGCAGAAAAGTAATTTCCCCTACAGAGTTACCGGCAGCATCTTGATAGCCCCATGGGACTTTCTTTGATCGGTAGGCACTGACGAATTCTTCTGTTAGTTTAAACGAAAACATTACATATCCTCTTTCTTATAGATTCTCACTGTTATCAGGTACTATCCCTCTAATTGTTCTTTGATTATTCTGCTGGCATCTCCCTCAGATAAGCCATTGTTGGGCAACTCTCTAAGAGTGTTTGCCCTGTCTCCGAATAGTGCTGACATGACTCCTCCAGAGGTTTGACGCTCCACGGTCATGCGAAGAACTTCTTTGTTCTCCTCTAACTTCTTAATTTCTCCTACGATCTTAAAGAGTCTATCAATCTCTTGACCCGTATTTGGGTCTGGGTATCCGCCGTTTAATTCTTCTGCAAATCTAGCAAAACCTACTCTAGCGGCCTGCATTTCGATAATTGCGTTCAATAATCCCTTTAGTTGGTCTTTAGTTTTAATCTCAACCGGGAGGCTGAAGGCACAAGAATTGTTCGGTTTGAAAGCTGGACAGTTGCTTGCAACGAAGCATGTATTACATTGACGAAAAGAAGTAGTGGTACTTTCTATGACTGGAGCATCACGAATTACATCTCTTCCATCTACATCTTTTTCAAAAATTGTCTTGGTTGTAACCCCAAAAACAGGCAAAGTTTGCATGTCTTCAGGCTTGCGGTTGGTCAAATCTTTCCGCACCTCAATACCTCTGTTATCAGGACTGACCCCACGTGTTTCCGCAGAACCTACATTGTCTAATGGGTCACTGTGATCAGATAGCATTGGCTTCCTTTGTTTGTCTAATGATTTCTCGAGCTGCAAATAACTCCAAATAGCAAGGCGAGTAACCTCGTTACTATCGTCATTCATAATCTTGTCAAAGTCTAAGCCAGCCTTCTCGATAACCGCTTTGTAACGGGGACGAGCCTGGTCTTTTTGTTTTTTCTGATAACGCACTAGTCTAGTGCCATCCCATACAATTGTCTCGCCTCTCATCATAGGACTTAGCCAAGATAAGGTAGCAGCAGTGCTAACAGGTACTTGCCTCAAATTATCTGGCTTAGCACATGCAATTCCGTGAAACTGCAGGTCTGGGAACTGTCTTAAAAGGGCCTTAGAACGGGCTGAAAGGCTCGTATCGTCCTCAATAGTCTCACCTAATATAGAAACGTTGGGATATTGTTCAGCAAGGCTGTATAGACCAGTATGGCCTGTTTGTGAGTGCCACACCATAGAGGCACGTTCTACGCCATAGTCTGCCCAAAAGGTACGACGCTGATGATTGATCCAATTAGATCCGAGTACGGCAGCATCTAACTCTGTAGCAAGGTGAATTCTATCCTCATTGATAGTTACAAAATCTTGATAGTCAGCCGCATATTCTTCCAGCTCTCGCTGTGTAAGATTCAGATCATTAATCTGATGGCCGCCACCATCTACATAGATGAGTACATCATCAGGGAACCTATCTTTAAATAGATAGTCTTTGGTCTTTGGGAGTCCACGCTTAACTAACCTAAAGTAATTGACGCTTATGTGTTTTACTCCGGCGTTAGCCAGAAGAGTTCTGTGTGAGGGTACTTCTCCGCCCATGAAGACTATGTTCATTCGTAGCGTTTAATCTGGCTTCCAAGATGGGCTTCAAGCAGGGCATCCCTTTGGCGTTCAATCTCAACTTTCAAGTCTTCCCAAGGTTTTACCATACGGGTAGTACGTACAAATTTAGGTTCAGCAAACATAAGAGTAGTTACGTTCTTAGATAAAGCATAGGCACAACGGTCAGCATCAGGATCTATGAACATTGCTACTTTGCCACGAGATAACGCTAAATCAAGATGTCGGGCCCGCAAGTCCTGGCCCTCAAAGAAGTGTCGGTTATCATATACATCTGCATAACCAACAATCATATTACTACGAAGCCAATGTTCTGTCAACTCCTCGGATAAATCGGAGCAGATTACAACACGGTACTGTTCCGCAAGAATACGGTAAAGACGAATACCCTCTAGAATAGGGTCTCCACCTTCAGTTTTCATTACGCCCTCAATTGAGATTAGCGCTGTAGCCATTTAATCCTCCGAATTAGTTACGTAATGTTCTCCGGACTAGTGTTGCAGCATCTGGCAACTCCACCCCATAGGTTTGTTTCTGAATCTCTGTATCTAATGCGTCTTTATGTTCTTTGATAGATCTTAAAGCTTGAATTACACCGGAACGTTTACCGGCTTGCCAACGATAGTTGTTAAAGTCAGCATAGCCTGATCCTACCGTACTAAATGCAATGTTACGATTGTGGTGAATATCGTCATAGAAAGCAACCGCTTGCTCCGCTGCAAGTCGTAGCTTACGCTCTGCGTTTACACGATAAGCAGGGTTTGAAGTGTTACGTACTTCAGTTAAAGCATCAGAATACTTACGAAGCATTTCCTGAGTCATGTCTTCGTCTCTCATAGTCTTTTGTTCCCAAGCACGGCTGTATGGTGGTTGAGGATTTTTCTCTGGGTATACAGTCCAAGTGTCAGCTGTTAAATCATAAGCTGCGTATGGATTGATATCCCGGATATCTGACTGTGGGTTTACATAGTATGTAAGTTCATAGCCTTCCCAGTTACGGGTGTTAGGCATTAACTCATCGTGAAACCCCTCATTAAATGTCTTAGAGATTTCCACATCAGAGTAACCGATGAACTCTGGATTGCTTTGACGGAATTTGACGTAATTAATTCCAATCAAGCAATCCAGGTCACCAGGATCTCTTGATGCTTCCCATTGAAAAGAAACGCCAGATCCTGCAAGCCATGCATGTGTCCAAGTATGTGGTTCAGCATATTGCTTAGCTAAATGATCAAAGAGCATAGTTAGAATTCCAGAACGTACCCACTCATTAAGGTGGTCAGCTTGAAATAACTTCGGATCTAACTCAGAAGAAGGCGCACTGAAATAGGATGTAGCCCCAGGTGTAATGCTGGGTGCGTCTCCATAATTATTAAAATCCATGCGCTTATTCTCCCTCTTCTTAGTCGTTACGTCTCGGCTTGAATGGAGCAGTTATGCGCTAGGTGTTACTTCGTCTTCTGCCTTAACCTTGCCTAATCCAGATAAGCGCAGAGTTACATATTCTGCTGCGGATTGTGCTTGCAAATCCATTAAAACTTCAGAGGCATAACGGCGAACTTCTAAAAGTGTTGCGTCACGGTTTACTGGTAAAGCAAAAGCTTCCTTATTACGTTCAACGAATACGTTTCCGTCTTCATCTACTAATACTGCAAAGCCAAAATTAATAGTTGGCGCTTCAGGTGTTGTTACTTCAGTTGTTTTTTTGTCTGACATGTCATATCCTATTCGTATAGTCCGGATTTTTTACGGTTTTGTTCTACTACATAGGTCTTAGCAGGGCAGAAGTCGCAAAGGTAAACCTTTGTGCTAGCAGACTTTGCTGCGCTTTCCAAGCCTAATTCTTTACGAGCTTCAGCGGTACTCTTTGGTACAAGACGTTTACTTTCATTCTTCCAATCATAACATCCTTCAACAGGACGAAGATGCAGATTAAAACATTTCATGGCATCATCAAAGAACGTTGCCTTAGTAGTATAGTAATCAGGGTCAATATCTGCAAGTCCGCCACCTACTTTGTTGCGTAGGTTTTCAATTACTTGCTTGCGAACCTCAGGACGAGAGTATAGTTTTACACCGATACTGGATAGAAAACCGGTATGTTTAATACCAGCAGATTCATGGCGATCTACCAATACTTGAAGTGTTACATCGTCATCGGGATGGCCTTGAAAATCAGGGAGTTCTTCAATAGTTTTACAGTTGTAGCAATATAGTAAACGGATTTTAGGACCGTCATCTTTAATCTCAGTGTAGGTGCCTTCATCGGCAGGATTATTACCTTGCCCAAGAATAGGAATACCCATGTTGCTCTCCTTAATCGTCTCTATTATTATTATATACGATTATTGAAGAGAATGCTAATTGTTGGGTTTCATTAACCCTTCAATTTCATCAAAGCTGTTAGGTGTTCTAGTACTAGGGTTTCTACGCATTTCTGTATCTGCTGCTTCAATTTCTTGGTCTTGAGTTTTTGGTGCTCCGCCTACTTTACGCTTATGCATTAAAGCTGCGGCATCTACGGCAGATAAAGCTGGAAGATTTCTTCCACCACGCTCAACCGCATTATTTATGACGGGAGTTACATGATCTGTTGGAAGAATTTCAGCTTCTGGATCTGTAGCTTCTCGTGGATTACCTGGGCCACGAACAGGCATATGAATACCGGTACGAGCAAATATCTCAGCTGCGGCCTCACCACGAGTACGTTGACGGGTTACACGATCTTCACCACGGATTTCTTTACCAAATTCAGGTCGAACTATCATCATAGTATCTTTATC